TGACGAACGTAGAAAGAAGAGTCTTGAAGATTCAAAGAAGGATTCTAAATATCTAGAGATCGCTGATTTGACCCAGCAATTCAACACGCCTCTTCATCCATCTGAGGGAGCTATTCGTGATATGTAAAAATCTCTATATAAACTAAATGCCCCGTGAAAGAAGACTTACCGAAAAAGCTGCGGCGGTTTTAGCGGAAAAACAAATTAAAGATGATAAGAAAGCAAAATCGGCCGAATCACGCCGTGTCTCAAAAGCAGCTGAAGGACAAATGGGTGATCTTACAAATGCGTTTGGAAATATTGGGTTTGGATCATCGGCTCAGCCTGCTGATGAAGGTATGATTCTTGATGGTGGCCGCAAACGCAGACGTAAGACCGGCAAGAAAGTAGGTGGACGCAAACGTAAAACAAAGAAAAACGTTTTTGGATATTAAACTGTCTTTTTTACTTTTACCCAAGGGTCCGTTGATTTTCGTTTCATTTTATCGGGCGAATATTCATCTGCTGAAAGCATTGCGCTGGCAAACGGCTTATTATCAGCCCATAAAGATTCATCACACATTTTAAATGCAGGGTGCCCTTCTGCTTTATACCAAAATACTTGATCTTCTAGTCTGTTTGATTGAATACCATTGCAAACAACTAGACACTCATAATTTTCAGTACATTGATCCATAAATTGGCAAAACATTTGAAACGTTGGAAACATACCAGCATAATTATCATAAATACGTTTACGATTACCAATCACATTCTCACGAAGAATAAACACAAAGTCAATATTAGTTCGTAAGTTAGGAGGAACACCTAATGGATACTGCATAGTAATCATGCTCATAAGATCAATATGACGACCGTTCATAAACACATACCGTGTTGATTCCTCATTCATCCATGTTTTATCATACAAACAGTCATCTAAAATTAGAAACGCGCGAGGGTCAACATTCGAACGTCCACCTGATCTATTTTCATGATTACGAGATTGCTTTACTGCCATTTGACGCTTTATTGAACCCATTACAATCGCAGGATTGTATTTGTCATGAATCAATTTTGCAGGAACAATATCCTGAAAAAAAGGACTAGCTACTTCTGAACCAGATATAACTGTTCCAATCGGAAAACAATCGCGAGTATTTGCTAATACATCGCGAACTAAAAATGATTTTCCAGTATCACGTTTTCCAATTAGAACTATCATAGGGGCTTTTTTAGAATCGAGTGAACATCTATCTCGTATCATGTCCATACTAAATTTTTTGATATTAAAGTTCATATTACTATGTATGCGTGAAGTTTTTGATTATGCTTTAACATAACTCTATAATATGGTAAAGCGTGTCAAACAAACTTCCAATAGCGAATTAAGAAGTTCACCAATTTTGCTAAATATCCACAAGTATGATGTCTCATCTTTAGCACCTCCAGCGTTTGCCCACTGGGGATTGGATAATATACAACCATATTTTCCTACTATTGAAAAGCTTTTTAAAACAGCTGACCTCGAGCCACTGTCGCACTATGGTATCAAATTAAACGAAGAAGTAGCTGCTATTCTCGGACCCAATAAAATTCGAACTGTCAAAGGAAATATAGTAGACACTCACCGAAAAACAACTATGCTATTATCACCTTACAAATGGATGCAAGGAGACTATGCTAAAACATTTGGTCTTCCAGTCTCTCAAGAACAAGCAAGATTAACTATGGAAAAGGTTCAAGATCCAAACAATGCCGCATATGTTGGGTCTTTATTAAGTGCTTTACTTTCTCAATCAGGATGTGTACATTTTCCAACTGTGTATGGTGTATTCTCAGGAACTACTGCCGAGCATACAATTGATATTTCAGATGATTATGGTGAACTATCTGAACGTTCCTGGTTTTCGCAAAATATTGGAAAACTATTCAATATAAAATTATCAGATGAAATCCAAGAATCTACCGAATTTAAACACACTCGAACTGCTCGCCTAACTATACAATTAGGTGAAAAGGTTGAGCTAGACGATGTTTCCGAACTCGATGTTTTAAATACTGCCGAAATTCATATGGCAGATGTAACTACAATTCTACATGATGAAATGAAAGAAGATGATGATGAATCTGATTCATCGTCTGTATCCACTTCTTATATTTTTGGGGTACAATCCTGTGATTGTGAGTCGGATGATGAGGAAGAAGATGACGATGAAAGTTGTGAACCGTTTGCATGGGCTACATTCAAGAATGTTCCAGTACAAGTTACTCTTATGGAAAAATGCCAGGGTACTTTGTATGAATTAATGATGCTAAATCCTGAAACAGAAAAACACTTAGCATGGATTTCGCAAGTTATGTTTGCATTAGCATATGCTCAACGTAACTTTGGATTCACGCATAATGATTTGCACGCGAACAATGTGATGTATATTTCAACAACTACAGAGAATTATTTTTATAATTCCGGCGGAGTGTTATATAAAGTTCCAACGTATGGTTACACAATTAAACTAATCGATTTTGAAAGAGGTATCGCATCTATTAAACTAGCAGGAATGAAGGATTCTAAGCTATGTATGAGTGATCATTTTTGTATTAATGAAGAAGCCGGTGGACAATATAATTATGGCGATTACTATATTTCAAAACTTCCTGAAATGAAGCCAAATCCATCGTTTGATTTAGTACGGCTTGTTACTTCTATTTATTGGGATTTGTTTTCTAAAGCAGACGAAACAAATTTGTTATATACGTTATTCACCAAGTGGCTTACATTAGATGATGGAACGTCTATATTATTTGGAAAAAAGGATAAAGAACATGACAGATTTCATGGATTCAATCTTTACAAAGCGATAGGTCGTTTCTGTAAAGAAAGCGCGATTCCGCGAAAAGAAGTAATACTTCTAAAAGAGCTATATGGAGTTGATAGCGCAGAGGGTAATTCTGTTTTAATGATTGATGCTTAAAAAGTTGGAAGTCCAACAAACATATCAGGTGCATTTTCACTTACTGTTTTTATAACCTCTGTTACACCTTCTGTTGTGGCAGCAAATACAACTCCAGAAGTTATTATCCCTCCGAATAAACATAGTTTCCCCGCTGTCTCCCATGAAATAGGCTCATTCTTTGATCTGCGATCGAGAGCATATAAAATAAAGGAGACTAACGCAACTGCGACAGAGGCTATTACAATCATCATTTGTTGTCTTTTAACGTAATTCTCTACAGATTTAGAACGAGCGTATCCGATGCATTCTTCTCAATTTCAGACATTGCATCTAGTTCTACGTGTTTCATAGGCATTTCAGGAATGTCGAGTGTGGCGTCCTCTTCGGATATCTGTAGTCTTGGAACTTCCTCATCTTCATCATCTTCTTCAGAATCATCAAAGGATACCACCTTTGTCTCATCTTTTTCAATTACCTCAGCAATAGGCTTTACAAACTCAGGGGTTTCTGGTGGATTTGTGAAGTATTTTTTCGTAATTGCTTGCCACGGCAAAAATCCCCGAATTACTTGCTCTAAACAATCACTAATTACTCTTTCTATCTCTTGACGATTACGTGCTTGGACTTCAGATGATACATCTACATTTACTAAATATGCAGTCTGCCACAACTTTCTAGCAGAATGAATGTACAATTCGTGAATGAACTTTGAAATAGATGGGCGCTCAAAATCAATTTCAATCTCTCTTGAGTTTCCGGTATAATGTAGAGATGCAAATGATTTCATATACGAAATAAACACTCCAAAAATCAAGTCATCCAAGTAATTACATTTTGAAACTGTTTCAATTCTTTCTACTTCTGTAGATAGCGTTGAATCGGACCATTCTGGAATCTTTGTTAATAAATTTTGAAACGTACGCAAAATTTGATCGGGCTGTTTGTTGCGCTCACATAACTCCTTTGCAGATTTCTGAATACTCCAAAACCCTTCAGCGACAGGTCCAACCAATAATGAACTTAAGTGATTACGCAAATGAGTCTTTGCAAACTCTGTATCTGTCATTTGTTAAATAGTTTCGTAGTTTTAAAAATATTCATAACGCGTCCCTGAAAAACGGATTTGTTAGGTCTAAAGGTTTGCGAGATTACAAATGACAATGGAACTTCCAATGCCATCAATTGATATGGATTCATCGGACGCGACGACGGTTACCATTACGGAGCCTCGTCGCGCTCGCATTCCTAGGTGGTGCAAGTACGGTAATGCATGCTTATGGTCTGATTGCCAGCACAGGCATGAGAGATGTGGACATTATGACAGCTGGCTTGCTCGCGGAAAGCGAGGGTACAACTGCCGTGCTATAGCGACAGATCCTGACTCCTGCAAATCACCCGAAGAGGGTGGATGCAAATACGATCATCGCGATCCAGACACACTCAGCCCGTATCAGCGGAGACGGGAGTGTAGTACAGAAAAAGAGCTGTTTGACTCGTTCATGGGACTCGGGTTAGACTGGCGCATAGGAAATGCGTACGACGTAACAGCAATGACACGAGAAGATAAGGTGTTGCTAGTGCGTAGCTTACTAAAACATGATGTCGAGTTTGATGACTACGGCGATTGGGTATGGATAAATGTATAAAAAACAGATTTGGCTTACCTAGCCTTTTTTGCTCGTACAAACATGGGAAACCTCTTCCACCGGAATTATTCAAATAAGATGAATATTGCTTATGTGTATAAAAAAACGTATGATCAAAATGATCCTATTTTACGAAAAATATGCGAGTTCTGTATGTTTCGAAACATCCCAATTACAATTCGTGAATATAACTCTGTAAAATTTAGTGAAGATCGTGATTATGTTGATCAGCTTCCTGCTATTCAAATGTATGAAAATTATATGTATATGCGTACGATTTATCTAGATGAAACTCCCGTACAACAGATTCAACGTGCGTATGATATTTATGAGCTTCAAGACTTAGAATACAAATCTAAAAAACAGATATGGGATGAAAAACTGAAACATCTAAAACGAATGTTTGTCAGGGATTCATTGAAAACGGATTCTAAAGCTTCACATCTAAACACATAACGATATTGTGAGCAAATGGCATCAAACAAGCAAATGGAGACAATCCTGTACAAGCTGGTCGAGTGTTTGGCTGAGAACTATGGGTTCGACGCTGATGAAGCACTCGAGTTCGTACGTTGGGAAACTGATGTGGACCACGTTGGAGAAGTGTTGAAGATGCTATCTAAGACAGAAAAGCCTGTTACAAAAAAGACTGAGCCGGCTGAAACGAAGCCTGCGAAGGTTGTAGAAGAAAAACCTGCAGAGGAATCGAAAGATGAAAACGCAGAGAAAATCTCAACATGCCAGAAGAACATTGCTCTCTGGCAAAAGAAGCTGGCTGATGGTTCTGTAAAAGATGAAGAAAAACAGCGTGAGAAGATTGAGAAGGAGCAAAAGAAGCTCGACAAACTCCTCGCGAAGCCTGAAACTAAAAAGGAAACAAAAAAGGTGACAAAGAAAGAGGAGCCCAAAAAGGAAACAAAGAAGGAAGAGGCTAAGGAGAAGCGTATTAAGCGATTCTCTCCAGTCATGACGACGCAGCTAAAGTCCGCTCTTGAGAATGTGAAGGTAGACATTACCGACAAGCTTAAGAAGGAGTTTCAGCAGTATGTTGAGGACCTGACCGATGACGACTTCCGCAAGGAGGGACTCGCCGATCACATGCGCGCATTTGCGAAGATGAAGGCGCCTGTTGAAGAGACGACTGCTGACTACCCTGATGGCGGAATGGCAGGAGCCAGCGCTCCTGAGTCAGAAGATGAGGTCGAAGATGAAGAGAAGCCCGAGCCGACCAGTGTTACTCTCAAGGAGTTGCAGAGCATCAGCACAGTTGCGGATGTTGACCCGATCGGAACCTTCTGGGACGGCGACAACGGCAGGTTCGTCAAGGGCCCTGACGCGGATGATGATGAGGACTTTGAGGACGTGACATTTGAGGACATCTCATATGTCGTTGGCGAGAAGACGGGTCGTGTCTACGAGGCACGCGAGTCAGGTGATGTCTTTGCGGGCTTCATTGGAATCGCCAAGTTCAAGAACATGACTCGCTAAAGAAGTTAGAAATAACACAAATAAAAATAAATAGCCGAAAGGCACTTTTTACATGTCTTCTTCCCAAAACTTTAGCTTACACTCTGGAAATGAATAAGCAAACCATGTATATGCTCCAATCGTTTCAAACAGAATACGAGGAACATACATTGAGTTTAGTTCTTTTACAATTTTTGGTTCAACGCGATCATACCGTTTCCAAATACGTTCCAAGCAAATTTTGTCAAACTCACTAGGATTCGTATTATACGCATTCACAAAGATATCATACTCTTCTTTTGAAAATTCAATAAGGATTGACGATACGCGTTCACCCTTGTAATACGACATCTCGCACAAATCGTGCCATATTTTCTGCCACTTTCTAACAACTTTCACTGGTAAATCCATTCTATATAAATAGGTAAGAAACGTCTAAACTAATAGATAAAGTCTTGAGAACTAAACAGTCGAATCCAAAATGTTAGAACTGGCAATCCCCAAAAGGAAAAGAGTGGCATGAAAAATGCAAGTGCGCCAAATAACATAGGTGATAAAAATTGGTTTCCGTATTCAATTGCTGCAAAGATTGATATGGTATACAAAAACATTGTAAAAAAGTAAGCTACATTCTTAAAAAGAATATACATAACTGATCCTGCGGATTTAGAAGGTGAGCTATTGGATACAGCTTCTGCTGGAGGGGCGCTTAGCTTAAATGGGCTTCCATCTTTTACAGTTTGCTGTGCCTTTTTATTATTCAAAGTATATTCTACTTTTAACTCTTTCTGTTTATTTGGGTTAGGATCTGGTAATCCAACAGCATTAAATCCAACTGTTAGATTAATTGAACCATTACTTACAAGACTTTGGACCGCGTCAGTAACATCTGTATAGTTCCCAGCATACCCATATTCTGCTTTTGTAATTTGTAATCCCGATGCGGTTGTTACCGGTGGGGCATCAATCGATACAATGTCGCTGTCATTTTTTATTATAGTATTGCTTGCTCCACCATTGATCGTATATGAAATTGTTACCGATTTTACTTGACCAGGCGCTGGATCATTTGTATTTAACGTCGTAGGACTTACAGTAAAGTTCAATGAACCGTCTTTAATTAGAGAGGCAACTGTAGCTGTTACGTCATTTGTTGCACTACTTGTTCCATACGATGCGCTTACAATTGAAAGTCCAGTGCTCATTCTTATTATGAAGAAAACACGACATTTGCGGTGCCTCCCATAACTCGTAAGAAATTATAGGATTCTACAAATGCTCGAACATTATACGTGTAAGCAAGCGTATTTGCGGCTGTTTTATTCACAACTCGAACAATTTCATCAGGTGAGTAATTATTAATATTTTGAGGTGAGATTATAACCGGATTTGAACTACCTGCCGTTGATTTGAGAATGCATACAGATGATGGTTGGGAAACGACTCCAAATACACTTGCCAACGGAGGTTCCACATAGGTATTTCGTAAAATTGTTTTATTGAATTGTGATCCATTAATATGACCAGATGGTTGGCCTTTATCGTGTTCTAAAGCAAATGAATATGAATAGATCCCCGGTAGATCAGTAATTGTACGTCCTGTATGATGACGATAATTTTGGATATGATCAAAAAATTCGGTTTGCTTAAACCCGAAGCGTTCCTTTCCATCAATGACTATTGCAGATTCTAGTAAAATATCACGGCTTGTTATACCTGTTTGTTGTTGATTTCCAGATGTGTAGTATGGTGTCATAAATGACGATGTACTTAATAATGGAGCTTGGTAGGGATTTTCCCAATTTGTGTAATTATCGAAATCGTTTAATAAAGCTCTGTCAGATCGCTGACCTACCCAAATAACTCGAGTACACAAATTTCTCATAATCAAATCTAGGTCGTTTGACGGTCCATGTTGACGTTGAGCTTCACGTATATCAATTTGCGTAACAATAAATGAATGATCTGTAGATGCTATATGGGCTAGTTCGGCATCAGATATAAATATATAGTTACATTCTAGAAATGGATTTAGTTTCCATGTTATAAGTGTGGGTAGAGAAGGTGATTGTGATGGGAATAGTGGTGGTGATAAAAATGTAGCGATACTAAGTGAACTTGGGCATGGAATGCGTTTTCCGAATGTAGTTGACAATCTTAGTGTATCACGGATAGTAAACAGTTGGTAAATATTTTTTAGATCAATCACAATTTCAACTTCTGAATGTTGAAGGGCAATTAGTGGAATTGCAGATCCAATCGATTCGCAAAACCAAAAGTGTAGAGGAATTGTTAAAACTTTACCTGTGATGGATGGAGCAGCATTATTTGCGGAGTTTGAAATTGAGTGAGGATATTGATTTAAACGATTAAATGCATTCGCAGGATCATACAGTTCTGGAGTATTTCCAACAAGTTGCTCTAATAACGCCTTTTTATTACCATCAAATTTTAGATTAGCATATAATTTCATCCATTCCCCGGTATGTCTTGCAATTTCTTGACCGTTAATTAGAATTGCCACATAATTTATCATATTATATCCCACATTTCGTATCCATTGAAATTCATATCCAATTGCTTGAGACAAAGGATTTAAGTTAGTTACACCAGTGGTCGGACTTATTGGAACAACAGGTGAATAAATATCTGGCAATGTTATACTTACATAACAATCATGCAGTAACTGAGCATACCTTTCAACTTTTGCTCGTAAGGTTAAACTACCAGATGTTGGAAGATTTAGATTTGTAGTTTTAAAATACAGTCGGAAATGTTCCATCGCAAATTCGGTATGCCGCTTATAAACGGCTTTAAAATGTGTAAAGGAAGGATTTCCTGTCACTAACACATCTTGTGCTCCTTTTCCAACTAATTGCATTAATCCGCCTGTCATTCTATTATAAGGTTGTTAGTTTAGAATGTCTAAAGTTTACTTGCGAACAACAATTGGATCATATTGACATTTCACACAAAGACCATTATGCTTTACTGGATCTGTTGTTACACATGTACACAATTTGTGTGCCACTAATCTTTTATTAACAGGTCCAGGTCCGCCTGATTCCAAAATATAATCAACAGTTTGTGATGCTACATAGTCTGTATAGTTAGAAGCAGGACGACGAATTTTTGATGTTCCAAATTCTGTGTATACATTTCTGTTTGTACCTGTTTCGAGTCTTGGTGGCGGGTTTATCATATCTGCATCACTTACTTGTTTAGTTAAATAGGTTCGTCCACCTTGCAAACGTTTGATACGAATCCAATCACCTGCATCCATTCTGCGCGGTCCACGTTGAATGTTTGATGCCATATTATGAAACTACTGAGGTAAAAAACCTGATTTCTCCTGGCGCTGTTCGTAAGCCTAGACGAATTAATCTTCGAGTATCCTGAAAGGCAGGTGAATCAAAGACTTCATTTGTATCAGGATCTAATATGAAGACTAATCCCTTTACTTTGACAATTTGAAGACGTCTTGATTTTCTCTGTATATTTCGCAAATACAAAGTATCTAAATCATCAGAACGAAATCCAGGTTTATAAGCTAAATCTTCTCCTGTAGCAGTCGTATCAAATCGCATACATTGAATCACAGGCTTCTCTTTTGCATGTAATCTTCTATGAATTTCACAATCTATTGCAGCTTGTTTCATCAATAAACTAATATTTTTAACAATACGCCCCTTTTCATAAGCGACTTCATACAAATATTCATCAGAGCTCATAAACGTTTCACGCGGTTCATTTCCTTCATACCGTTTTAATGTCATATCATTTCGACGAATTGGAACAATGTTTGGGCCTTCATTTGTCGTAGTTTGTTCTTGCGTAAACACACTCATATACAACTTGACAACTACATCCCGTTGATCTAATGGAAGTTTGCGATGTGAGCAAATACGTATTGCGCGTCCAATGACTTGCTCGATTAACGCAGGATTCCAATAGGGTTCCATAATATGAACTCTGCGTACATCTGCCAAAGTAATACCTTCTGCAGCTGCTCTTGAACCCAGAAATACACACAAACGATGTTCTTTAATTGAATCCTTTAGAGATTGAGGGAATGTATCTCCATAATCTTGATTAAAAATTTGTCTTTGAAGTTCACGTTCTTCTTCTGCACCACCCAAGAAAACACCGTATGCAGGTACACCTTCTTTCATTTCAGATGATTCCGACCATACACCTGCCTTTTTTACCAATTTATAAGGCTGGAATCCATTTGCATCCATGACTGCATTAAAGACCCCAATACCTTCTAGAGATCTGTATTGCGAATAAATGAATTGATTATTGAATTTTCCCGGCTCACCTACGTGTTCCTTTAGGTCTTTTAGAATTGCCAACATCTTTGGAGAGAATTTAGCTAAGGCTTCTTCAGATAAGTAACGTGCAGGATCCGCTTTCAATTTTTCCAATACATCTGATTTCTCTACAACTGTTTCTTCAGTTTCACCTTCTGCCACAGTAGTTCTTAATTCGGGCGGAATCGCATAATTACACGCAAGACGTGATGTCATCCGGAATGACCCAAAGTCATCATTTAGGTTAGGAGAGCGGGACTTTCGTGATTCTCTTTGAACTTCTATCCAACGCGTCTCTAAATAACGCTGGAACTGTTCAGGTGACATAGGAATTTTAACTAACGTATTCTCTTCTTCTAATCGCTTGGGTAATAAACGTTCATCTGCGCCTTTAAAGTAAGAAATTAACCCTTGAATACGTCTCATAAACAAACTTGAATTTTTAATAGATAATCCATCTACAAATAAATTCATAAAGTCTTCAAACTTTGTAGGTAACAATTCTAATTGCTCAACTACCATTTTTTCAGTTTCCGGTAACTCAATTCCACCAAAGGCAGTTTCAAACTTTGTTTTCCACGTTTGGACCCATGCTTTTATATCAGGCTCTTGGTCTGCGTCTTTATTGTACTTTACTGCAATACGCTCACCCTTTTCGTTATACTGACTTTCAAAATAAGGGGGATTACGGGTTAATAGAATCGTACGTTTTATGGAATTGTATTCAACTGTATCTACATCTACTAATTTACGGAAAAATGAAGTCATGAGTGCTTCATCCCATTGCGTTGCCGATTTTGATTGTAAAGAAATGCGCTCAATAGGTCCACGCAACAAATTCATAAGATAAGCAATTTCTTGAGGTCTGTTTATAACTGGTGTGCCTGATAAAGCTACTACTTTACAATTTCTTGCGGCATAAATACGATCATATAATTTGCGGCGTATTGTATCATTCACAGCATAGTTAATTAAGTTGTGTGCCTCATCAATAATTATAACCGAGTCATCAAACTGCTGTGTATTTTCAGGTGGAAGAACTTTATCAATATTCGAGCTTGAGATACCGTTATAGTTAATAAATGTAAACCGTTGGTCTAATAAATCATCAATTTGTGCGCGAATGCCTTTTTGAATGTCTGCCGAAAGAGTACGAAAATTAGGTTGACGATCCGGAGATGTTATAAAGTAACGACCATTTGTATCCAAAAATGTTTGTGAAATACCCATAGCTTTTGCTTGTGCGACATCCTCAGGTCCTTTAATTGACTTAGGTTCCCAATATTGCTCAAACGCATAAATAGGATCTCCACACTTACGAATTTCACCTTTGTAATTATCAGCTAAGGAAGCAGGTAACATAATGTAACATTTTTTGTTTGTTAATAAAGATTCAGCGACTGCGATGGATGAGCATGTTTTACCTGATCCGAGACCGTGATAGAGTAAAAGACCACGATAGGGTGTTTCCATCATCAAGTATTCACGAACAATTTTTTGATAAGAAAATAGCTCTCTTGAATTTTTAGACATATCGCCTCGACGCATACATAAATCTTCTTCTGAATCCGCTGTATCTAATGGATCAATATCGGTCTTTCTGTACTTCAGAAAAATACGTGTGATCGAATCTGAAAATGCTTTTCGATTTGGTAGGACGAACATTCTCTCTACTTATTTTTGGCGACGAAATCATAATGGAAGCAACTATACGCAAAAATCCTAAGCTTTGGATGATAGCTCTATATCTCTTTTTGGTCGCGGGCTTTCTTTACATAAAGCCGTCGATCGCCTTTGGACAACAAGGTCGCATACGTCCTTTCGGAACTGGAAAGAAAGAATCTACTGTCTTTCCGGTCTGGTGGTGGATGTTTGGGTTTGCCGTTGTTTCGTATTTAAGTGTTGTATATTTTCTAGATTATTCTTTGTAACCTTACATAGTCGAATATCTTATACAAATTTTAAATGGGACTACTTAATAAAGTAAAATGTCAATTGATGTTCCTGAAGAAGAAATTTACAATATTGATGGATCGTTTGATTATACTGGCGGGGTGGTTTTTAATGTAGGTAACTCTGTCGCAAAAGGTTCTACCCTCTTCAACAATGTCCACGTGCTAGTTGAGGGCTTCTCAACAGTCTTGTCCTACAAGAGAACCAGTCATGATGCCCCCGAAACGTTTAACATTCACCTAGCAAATAATGGATGCCATCTTTTGTGTGTGTTGAAGCCTGATGTCCCTGTAAAGGTAACCGCAAACAGATATTTGGATAGTTTGTGGTACACATCTACGGACTGTTTCGATATCTCAGATCCCAGTAAGACCGAGGTTCCTGAGGTTCCTGAGGTTCCTGCGATTACGGTACAGTATAAGGAGCAGAAGGTAGTTGTACACCGAAAGGCAGTGAGTGTCAGTGTTGTCAATGACTCGCTTGTTGTTGAGGTATTATAAATCTTTGGACAAATAATAGCCTGTAGTCTGGTCTCGCACTGTACGATTCTCTATAAAGTTTACTAAATCCTTTCGTGTATTCGGAAGCGATGTTAGATGTTTGTAATTAAACTTATTATGCCGTTTCCACTCTTCAGGATCTGTAATTATAATATCATCTACTTTGCGTGACTGTAATGGATACAATACAAGTTCAGGAGATCCTTTTATATTACGGTCATCTTCTGAAATTTGGATATAGTCTACAACGCTCTTTAAATCTGTTTTCATACTATCCGAAAGAATTTGAGCATCACTTTTTCCAATGCCAATATAGCCTACAACATCCGGATACTTTTTTAGAAAATCTTTACTAAAACATGGGTCATACTCTCTTCCCTTCAAGCAAGATTTTGCTGTTTTGTTGCACGATATAAGATATGGTTTTTTTCGTGTTTTAGATCTTGGATCACCCCGTGTATCTCCGGATGGTTTTAATAATAACATAACCTTTATATCTTTTGTCAATTCATACACTTCCATATTCTTGATTTGTTCATACCATTTGGGCTGAGATTCAGTTACAAATGGATTAAAGTAAAAAAACACGTTATACGTAGGCGAAATACATTTTGTGTCTCCTACAACAACTCCGGTAAAATCATCTTCAGGATTTGCAACTGCACGAAACACTAAAGTTCCTTTTGGAATCGTATCTAAATACACTTTATGTTTTTTGTAAGCAACAACTTCCATTACTCTACTTCCAGCATTTTTCCTTTCTGCTTACTTCTTAGCCGCATTGTCTTCTTTTGCCTTTTCCTTTTGTGCTAATTCTGCTAACATCTTTTTCTTAAAATCTGTCATCTCTTTCAAATTTGTTTGACAAACCGCTTTTTCACTTGCGTGAATGTTTTGTACAGTTGTCACCCATGCAGTTAACATTGTTAGATATCCAACTCCTACAACTCTAGCGGTTTGAGGAGGAAGACCAAACGATTCTAATGTGTTTGAAAAAGGATTCCGAATCAGTAAAAATGCTGCTGCAAGAGAATATATAAGTGTAGGAGCTACGGCTGAAATTCCACCTTGCGTAAACGCAGTTCCTATTCCAGTTTTTGAGCATTGAAGTTGTGTTGACAGTAAAGAAACAATCGTTCCAGACACTAGTAAAACTCCAAATACAGCTAGAGCAGACAATGCTAGAAGGCTATAATCCATTATTGTGAGGCAAGAGAAACTGTACGTTCTAAATCCGTAAGTAGCTTTTTTCGTTCAGAATAATGTGGCCTTGTTATCTGCTTTGATTCTGATAGAGTTTTCCACGCAATGTTTGATATCTCACGACGTTGAGCGACTGTTAGTTTTTGTGCTAAATTAATAAGCTTTGAATCTTTTAGTAAAGCTACAAAGTAAATGTGCTTGTATTGAATATTATTTGTTCCAATAAAGATTTCAGTAAACACTAGTTTTTCATTTATTTGATACGCATCTTCAGGAATATTTGTTTCTTCAAAGAACTCTCGAACTGCGCATTGTACATTTGTTTCTCCTCTCATTCTACGTCCTTTTGGAAATCCCCATTCGGGTTCTACAAATTTAGAAG